GTCATGCCCTGACGGCGGATGTCGCGGATGCGCTCCTCCGTGGACATCGACAACTGGCGCTTGGCTTCCTCGATGCGCTGCACTTCGGCCAGATGCCGGTTGGCTTCGGCGTTGAGCGCGTCGATGTGCTGGCGGTACTCGGAGAGCGCCTGCGTCAAGGTCTGGCGCTTGGTGGCGAGGATGTCGTTCTCGACACGGTGCACGTTGGCCCGGCGCTCCTCCTCGGTCTGCCCTTGCCGGGCAGCGGCGTCCTTGCGCGCCTGCGTTTCCTGATCGATCAGGCCGAGCGTCTCGGTCGTGGCCTGACGGCGCAGGGTTGCCTGCTGGGTCAGCGCGTCGGTGAGCAGCTGGGTGGATTGGGTGATCTTGGCGGTTTCGGACTGCTGGGTGAGGTCGAGCGCCGCCTTCTCCTGCTCGTAGCGGTTTTTCACCGCCTGCACCTGCTGCACGAGGCTGGCCTCGACGATGGAGGTCAGCCCCTTGTAGGCCTCGGCCATCTTGGCGGTGGCGTCGTTGACTTGCGCCTGCGCCTTGCCCACCGCCTGTTCGACCTCGCCGAGCCGGGACTTGAGCTTTTCCAGCGCGGCGTGAACGGCCTCGATGCCGCGCCCGACCGCCTCTTGCGTGCCCTGGCGCACGGCCTCTAACCGCTTGGCGATCTCCTCGGCGGCGGTCGCGGCGGTGTTCATTGCGCCCTTGGCCGCGTTCGCGCCTTCGGTGGCGTCGGCATACATCTCGGCGAAGATGCGATTCATCTCCGCGAGCCGCTGCTCGTGGCGCTTGGTGGCTTCGGCGATGGTGTCGGAGCTGAAGATGGCAGCGAACACTTCCCAGCGGTACTGCAGCTGCTCGATGCCCGTCATCAGCACCTGCACCATGAAGATGCCCGCCTTGCGGACGATCTCAAATTTCTCGGACAGCCACGTGCCGATCTCCCAGCCGACGATGGCCGCGCCGAGGACGGCGAAGGCCACGCGCAGCTTGCCGACCGTGGCGATGGCATTGGAGAGCGACAGGTTCGCCGTCGCCCACGCCGCCGCCGTGGTGCTGGCCGCTGTCACCGCCGCCGCACCTGCCGTCTGCCACGCGATGATCAGCGCCGGGATCAGGCGGTAGACCAGCACCGCGAGGCCGACCTCGGCGATCCGACCCAGCCACTTCATCACCGTGTCCAGGTTCTCCGACAGCCACGTCAGCGCCTCGGCGAGCTTCTTGGTGAAGCCGGTCGATTCGTCGAGTTTGCTGATCCACTGCCCGAAGGCGTTCGACAGGCGCGTGAAGGCCTGGCTGACGGTCATCGGCAGTTGCGCGTACTCGGCGGCCAGCTTGTCCTTCTGGCTCATCAACGCGTTGACCACCACGTCGGCGGTGAGCCGCCCTTCCTCGGCCAGCTTGCGCAGCCGTCCGATGGGCACGTTCAGGCCATCGGCGAGCGCCTTGGCCAGACGCGGGCTGTTCTCGACGACGGAGTTGAATTCCTCGCCACGCAGCACGCCCGAGGCCAAGGCCTGCCCGAACTGCAGCAGAGACGACTGCGCCTCGGCGGCCGATGCGCCCGAGATACGCAGCGCCTGCGAGATGCTCTCGGTGAGCGAGAGCGCGTCTTTCTGCTCACCGCCCAGCATCCGCACCGCCTGCTGCAGCTTGCCGTAGAGGGTGGCGGTTTCCTGGATTGGCACGCCGATGCGCTGCGCGATGGCGAACAGTTCCTTCTGCGCGACCGTGTACTCGCGGCTACCTGCGGTGGCGAGCTTCAGGCGCGCGGACATCATGTTCCAGGCGTCGGCGATCTGGACGATCTCCTGCACCTTGCCTGCCGCCCAGTTGATCGTGAGGAAGGCCAGCAGCTGCGTCTTGGCCTTGGCGACCTGATCGCCAAAGGCGTTCATCCCGGCCTTGACCTCGGCCATCCCGGCGGCGGCCTTGTCGCCTGCGGTCTTGGCGCTTGCGCCGAACCCGCCGAGGCTGCGCTCGGCCGAGGTGATGGCGCGTTTGAGCCCCTCGTCGGCGCCTTCGAGCGCAACGAGGATGGAAATGCGGTTTGCCATCTCAGTCCACCAGCCGCAACTGCTTCTCGATGGTCGCGGACAGACGCGGGATGCGAGCGGCGACGATGCGCTCGACGTTCAGACGCCGTTTGAGCTGCACGCGCGGCACCAGCACGGCAATCGGCACGTCCGCGCCGCGCTTCAGTTTTTTGATGCCTTCTGCTTTGCGGTAGCGGCGCTTGAAGCCCGACAGTGGCCGGTCGTGTTCCTTGATGTTCTCGGCCATCAGCACGATGTTCCCCTTGGCGTTCTTGATGAAGTAGGCGTTGCCGCCGCGCATCAGCTCGGCGATCTGCGCCTTGAAGCGTTTGCGGCCCACGCGCCCGTGCAGCGGGATCAGCATCCGGCCACCAATGACGCCGCCACGCTCGTGGATGCCCGACCACGGAATGCGCGAGCCGACATAGAGCGCGGGCAGCCGACTCCGATCCTTGTCGAGCACCTTGGCGGTGAAGCCTTTGACGAAGGACTTCTTGACCACCGTCATCTGGCCTGCGACGTGGCTGCGCACGTCCTGCTTCAGCTCGACAGCCTCGCTGGCGATGCCGCGCGCGACCGCCTTCTTGACCTTCTCGCGGTACTCGCCACCCCAGCGGCGCAACTGCGCCTGCGCGGCCTTGCTATCGATGCGAACGGAGATGCGCATGGTCTTGGAGCCTGTCGAGGGTCTGGTCGAGGTGGCGGGCGTCGCCCCGTGCGCCGATGGCGATCAACGACAGCAGCCGCGCGTCGCGGGCGGCGTCCTCGCGCACGGTGGCGGCGGCAAAGCCACGCACCTGCGCCAAGTTGTAGTCGAGGATGTCGGGCAGCCGGTGGCCGTGGGCGATCAGGTGCTGGACGGTATCGAACCAACCGTGGCCATTGCTGCCGTCGCGCCCGTCCGCGCGATCAGCCCGTCGAGCCGGGGCATCACCGTCCGGGTAAAAAAATCGGCGTTGACCTCGATCACCTTGGCCGCGAGCAGGATGGCCTCGTCGGCGGCCAGCTCATCGACCCACGCGCGCGGTTTGCCGACGGCAATCGACACCGCCGTCAGCAGGTCGTCGCCGCGTTCGCCGAACAGTGCCAGCCAGTCGATGCCGTCGCCACCGATTTGCTGCATCACCGGCGTGATGGCGCGCAGGAAGGCGGGCATCTGGCCGACCTTGAGCGGCTTGATGGCCAGTGGCTCGCCATCGATGACCAGTTCCACCGCCTGCGGGATCAGGGCTTCCAGATCGCTCATGGCAGTCCCCATCACAGTTGCACGATGCGGCCAAACTGGCCCAGCACCGCGTCATAGGGTTTGGTGGTGTCGGCCAGGAGCGAGCCTTCCAGCTCGAACTTGTTGTACTCGTCCGAGATGAAGGAGATTTCCTTCAAGGGGTCGAAGGCGACGCGGTACAGCTCCACCAGCACCTTGGCGTTGCCCTGCGCGGTGTTGACGCCTTCCAGGCGCAGGAACCGCTCGGGCAGTGCCTGCGTGAAGATGCCGATCTCGGTGGCGACGCCGTAGCTGTATGCCGCCTTGAACGGCGCGGTGAAGCCGGTGGTATCCAGAAACTGGAGGGCACCGAAGTCGGTGTCGGCGGTGTAGTGCGTGCCTGCGGTCAGCGTCGCGGGCGTGCCCGCAGAATCGGTCACCACCAGTGCCGACACCTTGGGGTGGGCGAAGAAGTAGCGGTCGCCGACGACGGGCGTCGCGCCCCCGATGGTTTCGGCGGTCACCGAACCCGTGCTGCCGGTAACGTGGTTGCCGTACAGCGCCAGAGCGAGGTTCTCCTTGGTGAACTCCTCGATGGTGAGGTTCACGGTGGCCGACTTCTGCTTGACCATCCGGTGGTCGAGCGAGCGCTGGCCGGTCTGGCTCTCGTAGTGCTCCAGCACGTCGGTCTTGAGCGAGAGCTTCAGCTCGGCGACGTTGCCGGGCGAGCGCACTTCGATGGGCAGGCCGTCGATATCGCGCTTGCCGAGGAAGACGCGGCCCTGAAAACTGGCGTAGGTGCTCATGATTTGGATTCCTTGCGTTGGGTGGGAGTGGGTTTGGGTTCGATGGGAGTGCCGTCGCCTTCCGGCTGCGGCACGGGTGCGGGCTGGCGGTCGTGGCGGGCGATGCCATTGGCGATGAGCCAGTCGGCGGTGCCGCTTTCCACGTCAAGCCGGTCGCCCGGCTGGAGCGGCTTGCCCGCGTGGGTGTGTGGGCGGATCAAAACGAGTGAGGTCATGGGTGTCATCCCTTGGTTGAAAGATCGGTGTCGAGCGTCCGGTAGGTGATCGCGTAGCGCGCGGGAATAGCGGCGGCCACCGCGTCGGCGTCCTCGATGTCCCATTCGCATTCCTGCTCGCGGATGCCAAGGCTCAAGCCACCCAGGTTCCGGTCGGCCAGCAGCGCGGCGTGGGCAGCAGTGAGCAGCCGGTCGGCTTCTGTCTCCGGAATCGCGGGCGGCACCGCGCGGGCCAGCGCGACGAGGCGCACGATCAGTTCACGCGTGACGCGGTCGTTGGCGCGTTCGGTGATGGATTCGGATTCGGGAAACACCACCAGTGCCGGGCATTGCTCCCGGGTGATGGCCACCGTGGGCGAGCGGTGCAGCGTGGCCCCGAGCGATTCCACCGGCGCGCGGACGGCCGCCATCACCGCGAGCAGAATCTGTTCGCGGATCGAGTTGCCGGACACGGGTCAGAGCCTTGTGAGCTTGGCGCGCATCTCCGAGCCATCGCCCACGGCCCGGATGTCGCGCACCTGATAGATCACGCCGCCGATCTCCACCGTGTCGCGCGGGGCCAGACCCACGAACACCGACGCCGGATACGACATCTGGTGGTCGGTGGTCGAGGCCAGCCCATCGAACACGGTGTCGTCCGGCGCGGCGAAGCCGACCGCGTGCGTCTGCATCGGCGAGCCATCGGCAGGCTGCCAATGGCAATCGCTCAGCAGGCCCGCGTTGGTGGCGGCGGCATAGACCTGTTCGACGAGGCCCATCACGCGATCTCCAGCTTCACCAGCAACTGTGGGCGGTGACACAGCGGCAGCGGATTGGCCTGCGTGTGCAGGTCGGTGCCCCGGTCGAACTTGCGCGGCTCCTGTTTGGCGTAGAGCGGCAGCGCCATCGTGTTGGCCGTCTCGTTGAAGTCGGCGGGCGCGTAGTAGGTGGCGAAGGTGTCCATCGTGCCCAGCGGGAAGGCGTGGCCTTCGTCCTCCTCGACGAAGCGGCGCACGGTGCCACCGGGCGCGGTCGCGCGGCCGCGATGCTCCTCGAACGTGATGCCGCAGAAGGTGAAGCCGGAGCGCATATCGGTGCGCAGCGCCTGACCGTCCTGCCAGCGCTCGTAGGCCACGACGACGTCGTCGTGCGTCGTGAGCGCTTCGAAGAAGTCTTTGCCGACCAGGACGTGGATGCCGGTCATCCGCTCGCCCTGCAGGTTGTCCTCGACGTAGCGAAGCAGGTCGCGGCAGGCCTTGCCGACGTCGAAAGCGCTGTCGTGCGCGGCGATGTCCCAGGCGAAGGTCTGCGGCGTGATGCCGAACTCGGTGAAGAGGTTGTAGATCACGCTGCCGTCGGCATCGAGGATCAGCCCCTTGAGCGCGCCGAAGCGCAGGTGCTCCAGGGTGATCGCGTGCTTGTTGCGCATCGTCTGCAGGTGTTGCGCCATCACGCCTGCCACCGTCTGCAGTTCCGTCTCCGAGCCGAAGGCGCGGATGCCTTGCACCTCCTCGGGCAGCACCACGTCATCGTGCGGGATGTGCGGGATGTGGAACGAGCGCACGTTGCGCTGGCCGCGCACGCCGACCGTGCCGGGCGAGCCTACGGGCATCGTCGGCAGCAGAGTCAGCACGCCGTTCTGCTGCTCGACGATGATCGAGCGGAAGCGCTGCGGGCGGTCGACGAACAGCCCCATCTGGGCCAGACGGTCGTAGTTGTTGGGCAGGATGTTGATGGCGGCGGTCAGCGCCGACATCGAAAACGCCGGGTTCTCGAAGATGTTCTGCATGGTCAGACTCCTTGACGGACGAGGACGCCCAGCGCCTTGAGCTGGGCAATGGCCGA